CTTTGCGTTGCGGTGCAAAAGGCCGGCCAAACATGCAGCGTAAAAAATAAGCCTGCGCGGGTCCTGGCCAAATCGGACATTACACTTTTGACCCCCCTATCCCCATACTTTTGTTTCTAACTATCATTCTTGATATCAAATTTGGACATACCGGAACAGGGCAGGCTCTTGTGATGAGAACCTGCCAACTGGGTACTTATCTGATCCCCCGACCGTGGTCGGGCGCCTGGTCTAGGCGGGTGGGGTCTGAATTCCGGGGGATGGGTTAGGGCTGCCTTACTTCGTGCCTGTCTGTGCTGTGCCTTGCCGGTGGCACTCCTCTATGCACGGCTGCCTGCCGTGCCTTGTCTGCTCTTGCTTGGGCTTGACACGTAGTTCCCTTGACGTGTCTACTGATCCCGCCAGCATGAAACGGGGGGCTGTACAGCAGCCCCAGACAAGAGAGGCAAGCAAGCCATGTGGAAGCGTCTAGGGCAGGTCACGGCACTGTTGATCGGCCTGCTGTTGGGCATGACGGCCGTTGGTGCTGTGCGCGCCAGTGCTGCCAGCACTAACCCGTACAGCTGCCGTAGCACTGTGAAGGGTGTGCAGTACACGTATCGGGGTGTGATCAGCGACGCTTGCGCCGGTCGCATTACGAACGGGCACTTTGGCGCTGAGGCGATTACCAACGTGATCGGAGAGACGTCGGTCAAGGCTGGTCGGGTGTCGGAATGCCGCGTGCAGCTCAACCGGGTTGTGCGTGGCAGGGCGTACCCGGTGCGCGGGCAGTCTGCGACGGCCCGTTCATGGGACGGCTACGGCTGTGACGCCATGTATGACGGTTGCCCGGTGGCCGGTTGGTACAACACGACTACCAGCTACGTGCATGACGGCCGGTGGGCCGTGACCGTTCAGTCTCCGGTGAAGTGGTTCGGGGGCTGCAAGTGAAGATCGGGCCACGTCGCACTATGGCGGACTACCGGATTCCGAACGGAACGCGGTATGAGGCTTTCTTCCGGCTGATCAACGGGACTGAGTACCGCCTCATTCGGATCACCCAAATGGACGGAACGCGGACGTTCCTCGCGGAGCCGATCGGGTGGGAGCGGATCGAGGGTCACATCTGGACCGTTACGCCGGATGGAAGGCTGGTCTAGTGCCCCTGTTTGAGATTCCGGCCGCCGTTGACCGCATAGCGGCTATAGCGGCATCCCAGGGGTACAAGGTGACAACGGAGTACGTGCCCGGTCGGAAGCTTGGCCTAGTGGCTACGTGGGTTAAGCTCCAATGGGTTCCGGCCGACCGCTGGTCGGACGTCCCGGACTACCTACGGACGCGACTGCGCTACCGGTACCCGGAGGACGTGCAAGACGTTCTGAGGCTGGCGCACTGGCTATCCATGTTCGGTGTGGACTTCTCAGAGCTGTAGGAAGGCACCAAAGGGCCGTCCCCGTAGGGGGGCGGCCCGTTTCGCGTTTCCGGCTACGCTGGCGCCATGTCTGAATTCATGGTGACCGTGGTGTGGGACCTGGCTACGGAAGACGTTGAGAGCGGCCTTGAAGAGCTTGACGGGGCATGGGTGGCATCCTCGGCCGGTCGGCTCGTCACAGGGCTTCCCGTGAGCGCGGAGGGCCCTTCCGCAGCGTTCGAGTACGCGTTTATCTCGGCTAAGCCGTTCGTTGGGGGCGCGGCCCCGATCGGGTTTGCCGTTGAGCCCGTTTCGTCTGCGGTTCACTTCCGGCTAGCTAGGCCGCTGTCCTAGAGACGTCAAGGGCGGTATCTGAGAGGCCCGTACGCGGCCCCGTGGGGCCGTCCTGGTGTTGGGAGACCCTAAGGGGTCTGCTAGGCCGTGAGAGACGCCTTTAAGGCCTTCCGTTGCCCAAGGGCATGTCTGGGCACACGAAAAAGACCCTCCCCGCTGGGGGAGGGTCTTTCTTGTCTGGTGGGCTAGACGCTCTTGCAGAATCGACAGGTGTGGGCGGACGCGTCCCACCGGGACGCTTGCTTGCGCTCTTTCAGAACGTGCGTGTAGATCTCTGCCGCCCTGGTGGAGTCGGCTATCTCTTCCGACGTGTACACGTCCGGGTGTCCGGCCGTTTTCAGGTTGAGCCACCGGTTAAGGCACACGGTGTCTGTCGTCAGGCCGCCAGCGGTTCGGATGGCGACGGATTCAAACGGGCCCATCATTCCGCAGTCCCTTCCGGCGCCTTGCGCGGACGCCCCGGACGGCGGGGCGGATTCTGCGCCTTGTGAAGCTCCAATTCGGCCACTGCCTTGTCAGCCTCAGCGCGTGCCTGCCGCGCCTTGTGCGCTGCGACGATTTCGCGCGCTTCCGCTTCACGCCGCTTCCGGCGAGCGTGGATGATGCCGAGCGCGACCAGCGCGCCGAACGCGATAAACCCGATCATGGGTCAGTCCTCCGCCTGTATAGCGTCTTCGTGGGCAGTCAGAAGCGCCATCCCGTCCGCGCACTGCCCATGAGGGTTAGTGATCTGGTGATATCCGTACGTCTGCACTTCGCAGAGGGCGCACGTTGCGCAGTGCGCCATGAGGCGCCGGTAGGAAACCGCTACGCGGTCACGCCAGGCACTCACAGCGCGTCCGGACGGAGACGCGGGTTGCGGACGTAGAACCGGAGCGCGGCCAGGGCGCCCCGCTCGATCGGACCGGCGTCCCGCTGCTCACGGCTGATAGCGCGTTCCATGTCTCGGCGAGTCGGAAGCGTGCCGGTGGACGCGAACTGAGCGAACCCGATTCCGTCGCGACCGGGGGACTGATACCAAGAGGCGATCTTGCGCGCGTCGTGCGTCGTGATGGTCTCGCCGTTCCGGCGAGCCTCGCGCATCATTTCCAGATCTTCGCGGTCCACGGTCTAGCCTTCCTAGTGGGTGTTCATGCTGGCGCTGTGTGCTCTGGCACACTCCCCCGGACACGGCCTAGGCCGTGTGCGAGAGGCAGTGTCAGCGGCTACGCAGATCGTTGAAGTAGTAGTGAGCGGCTTCCGGCGGGATGCCCTCAACGGCCCCTATGGCGAAGCACTCGGGATCGTCCTGCCCTTGCGCGTGGTGAGCCTCAGCGGCTCGCTTAGCGGCCTCTATGTCGTCGGCCTCTATGAGGTAGGACCAGGGCGCCTCAGTGTCCCTAAGCCACTCGGAGCCGGACGCAACGGTGATCATGTAGGTGTTCATGTGTTAGCGGCCAATCACGATCGAGTGAATCTCGGCAATCTCGGCGGCAGTGAAGCCGCTGAGGTGGGCCGTCTTGTCTTCCCGCACTCCGGTATACGGGTGCGTGTAGGGCTCATCCATATAGAACGGGTTGTCGCCGCTGCGGACCTCGGCGCCGGAAGACGAGCACTCGGAAGCCCAGAACTTGCACTGTTCGCCCGTCAGCAGGCGAGATGCCACCTCGACCACGGTCGCCGGAATCCACACGGTTTCGTCATCGTTCCAGTCTCCGAAGTCTTCCCGCAGGCCGTTCACGTCCAAGATGAACGTCTCGGTGTCGATCTCTTCCGGCTCGTCTTCCCACTCATCCCAAGTGGCGTAAGTGGTCTTGTGAATGGTGATGATGCGCGGAGCGCTGGCCGCCTTAGCGGTGGACACGATCCAATCGTGAATCGCGGCGTGGCCGGTGACCTCTTCGGGCATTTCGCCGAGGTAGACGATGGTTCCCCCGACGAACACCGTTGCCGTTCCGTCCGGCAGAACCTCGGCCGTCACGCGCTTACCGTCAATGCGCATTGGACGAGCCTCAGCGAGCGTCCGGGCGCCCGGTTCATTCGGTGCGTAGGTGCTGGCGAGGATGCTCATTGTCTTGCCTCTCCGTTGTTCCGTTCCGTGCTGGCAGGACTAAGTAAAGCGCAAGCTGTACAGCTCGTCAAGCGCGGTAAGTGGATAGAAGCAAAAAGGGCCCCCGACCAGCGTCGGGAGCCCTTAGCGGTTAGCCGCTACGCGGGCTGTAGCCCGTGTTTCTTGGCTATGAGCATGTCGTATTCGGGGCACTCCATAGGCGCCCCGCAGTGCTCTGGCATGCCTAGCGCCAGGTTGGTAGCCGTGGCGCGGCAATGGAAGTCGCACCCCTGCTCAGCGCACGTCACCTTAAGCCGCAACGTCGGTTGCTTCCCGCGTCCGGAGTGAATCCGGCCGATCGTGGGGGAGTCCTCAGGGGTCGGCTCTGGCGTCGGCTCAACCGGCGCCTTAACGCGCGGCTTAGGGACTTCCGGTGCTGGCGCTGGCGCGCCGATGCGGCGCGTAGTCGTAAAGATGTTGGTCTTTGAGTGCGGGTATGGACCGAGCCGCTTAGCGACTCCCGCGAGGTACTTCCGCAGCTCTGGACCGGCATAGGTCGCGGTCATCTTGCCCGTGAGCCCGAACGCTACGGCGTATTTCCGGAACCCTGGCCCATGCCCGTCGAGGCAGTCTGAGGCCGCATGGATCAGTTCATGGGCGAACGTGGCCAGAACCTCTGTCGGTTCGTCCCATTCCGGGCTAATGAAGATCTCGTTTACGTGCGCGGACGACACGTCACGGATGTAGCAGCACCCCATGACGATCGCCGATTCGTAGCCCCCGGCAGGCTTGAACCCCACGGAGACATGGAAGTCTTCCGGGACCGGACAAGAGATGTTATCGAACCGTGACTTCATGAGTTTGGCCGCTTCCCGTAGCCAAGACTCGCGGGCCGTGTGCTTAGTCATTCCCGTTCCTTCCCCTGGTGGGACCGTATTTCCATGCTGGCGTCAAGCACGATAACGGGAAGCTGTACAGCCAGTCAATACGGCACTTGACCAGGGCAAACGCCCGGCTCATGCTGGTGGGACGGCTTAGGCCGTGGCACTGCACAAGCGCATAGAGGTAGTCCGTCAAGGGCGGTAACCCCGGAAACGGACATCATAGGACAGAAGCGGGCTCAAGAGCCCAAGACTGCCCTAAGGGTTGAACCGGGTCATTCCTGGTCTTGAGGGTCTGAACTGCCCGAAGTGCGCCTATCGGACAGGGCATGAGTTTGCACGCGCCCGCGCCGGCGCCCGTGAAGAGCCCTCCGAAAAATTTTCACCGGTATATAGCGCTAGCGCTATCGGTCGGCCCCGGCCCGGCCCCGGCGCCAGGCCGCGAACCCCGGCCACGGCCGGTTACGGCACGCCGGCTTAGCCCGTTCACCCGGCAGGCACACTCAACTGCCGCCAGGTCGGCTCCCCGGGAGCGGCCATGGCCGCCGAACGGCGATCGGCTTTCCGCAGTGCCGGCAGGGCTTCGGCCTCAACGCCACGGCATCGGGCGCCAAGCGCCCCGGGGAAAAGCCGGGCCCAACGGCCGCGCTGAGCGGCCGACACGCGCCCCGTAGGGCGCCCCCGCCTCTGCCCGCAAAGGCGGGCCACGCTCGGCAGTTGACGGCCCGCAGAACGGGCCCAAAAACGGGCTCGAAAACGGCCCCCAAAGCGGGCCCGAAAACGGGCCCTCGAAACGGCGCCCGGCGGCGCCCTCGGCAGCGCGCCCGCAGGCGCGGCAGCCGTGCGAGGAGAACCGCGGGCTAAATCCCGGGCCAAAATCCCCGGCCAAAAATCCGGGCCCAAAATCCCGGGGGCACCCATTTACCGCCCTTGACGGGTCGAGTCGTCAAGGGCAATACTTGAGGCACCCCCGCAGGTGGGCGGGGGTGCGACGGGAAGGGATGCGGCTATGGCTCAGTTGTCAGAGGCTCAGCGCCGAGCGTGGGTTCAGAAGCAGGTTGAGCGGCTGGGTCCGCCGAGTCGGGAGTCTGTTCGCCGTACGCAGGAACTTTGGTCCGCAATGGGACGATCCGTTCCGGATCGAACTTTCCGCCCTTAGACTTCGCGCGCTTGACCAGGATTGACGGGAACTGCGAGCCGATCAGGGCTCGCTTTTCGTCGTCGTCAAGGTCTTTCCAGGGCCTACCCCCGAGGTACGTCACGACCCCGGCCTGTAGCTGCGCCTCACGTAGGTGTTCCAGCTCTTCCAGGGCTTCCGCCTTACGGGCGTTGATCGGCCCTACGGCCGCTGCCACGAATTCGGCAGGAAGTTCCCCCGCCCCAAACTGGGCGCCCAAGGTGCTCAGTTCGATGGTGATCCCGGCGAGCCGCTTTTCAGCGGCGGCGATCAGGCCGGCGTGGTCGATCTCGACTTCTTCGCGGTCCACGCCTTGCGCGTGGAACAAGTCCGTCATCAGCTTGTCGGCTTCGGTGCCGTTCACGGCAACCGTTCCGCATGACCGGCGCTTACTGCCGGACGTGGGGCAATGGTAGTTGTGGCCGTACTTGGTTGGCGTCCCATACATCGGGCCGAAGCACACCCCGCATTGGATCAGGCCTGACAGTAGGTATTTCTTGGTCCCACGGGGCCCCCTCGGGCCGGTACCTCCGGTGCTGGCGCTCCTAAGCGCCTTCACCACGGCCGCGTGTTCTTCGGGCGTAAGTATCGGGTCCCAACGGCCTTGTACCCGGCCGCCGTCTTCGCCAAGGAGGGGCTTGCCGTGAAGGTTCCGGTATCCGGCTAGCCGGTCATTCAGCATTAGGGACCTTGCCGTCTGGTACACCCAGACGTTGCCCCTCGGGGTCTTGAACCCGGCCTCATTCCACTCTTTTACGATGCGGTACAGCGAGACGCCGGACATGACCCGCTTGGCAGCTTCCTTGATGAGGTTCGACTCAAACGGGTCAAGCGTGAGCTTGTCCGCCTGCCATCCGGCAGTGCGCCAACCGCCTACGGGCTGGCCGTCGTGCGCCTGTTCCAGGTGCTTGCGCTTTACGCGCCGTGCCGTGTCCATGCTTGCTTTGTTGGCGAATGCGACCATGACGCGGGCCATGGTGATCCCGTCCGGGGTCATCAGATTTATGTCCCCCTGGACCGTGGCGAATACCAGCCCGTCTCTGGCGGTGAACAGGTCAATGGTGCGTTCAAGGTCTTTTGGCTGGCGTGCCCAGCGGTCAAGGTCGTAGGTGATGACGCCGCCGACGCGGCCGGCTTCGAGGTCGGTCATCAGCCGTTCCCACTCGGGGCGACGGACGCGCCGCTTGTAGGCGGACACACTGTTGTCTATGTAGTGGTGATCTGGGCTGGTGGGCCAGTCCCGAAGGTTGCCGACTGTCGTACAGTCCTTCACCTGGCGTGCTACGCCTCGCGCCTCCTCCTCCTGGTCATCGGATATGCGGGCGTAGATTGCTACTGGCTCCGTTGGTCTCACATGATGCACGATAGCCCCTGAGCTGGGAGTTAAGCTATGGGCTATGCACGGTACTGGCCCCAGTACCCGCGCTAGACCATAACTCGGTCGTGCCGTACGGTAGCGACTGGATCACGACGCGGCAACTTTTCACCCGTTCGAGGGACGTTGCCGACCAGGAATAGTGAACCCGCATCAGGCATACCGGTTTTAGACCGGCAGTCCAATGCGGGGCCTTGACCTGCTGTTTCGGAAACGTTGCAACGATGTAGAGAACAACCGTTCGATATAAGGACCCATAATTACCGAGGGTGAATGTCGCTCTTGACCTGCGCTTTACTTAGCCATTCAAAGGATCAGAGGCCTACTGGCGAGTTGTCAAAGGCGCTCCGCGTCACTTATCGTTGTTGACGCATGCGGATGAAGGGACCACCGGATGCAGCGACTAGGAGCCACACCTAGGCGACTTCCCCAACGTGTTTGAGAGGCCTCACATGGTGAGAGTGATCCCCGTGTCAGACGACAAGGTGGCCGCTCTGCTTAAGTCCGGCCGCACCGCAAACGAGCTTGCCGAAGAATGGGGGGTCCAGGCCCAAACGGTTCGCAAGGCTGCGAACGCGGCCGGCTGGAGCCCTGGCAACAGCGAGTTGACCCTACTTCCGATTGCAGTATCCGCACCCCGCGCCTACGCGCCGGCCGCGCGCAACCTGCGAGCGCTGGAACGCCTCAAGAGGGAGGGTAGCCTCCCCGAGGGTGAGCGCATTCGGCTGAAGAACTGGCGCGCCTTGCTGGACGCGGAGGGGTGGGTTGTCGAGTACCGCGAGGACGCCCCACCCAACCCCGCAAGCAAGAAGTACGGGGGTTGGTACTACGCGAAGCGTAGGCCGGATACGCCTCCTGATGCGTATTACCAGGAAGTAACAGAGGGCTAGTGCTACAGACTGTAGCCGGTGAGGCACCCGTCTTGACGGGTGCCTTTACCTTTGTCTGATCAGTTGCGTAAGGGGCAGGTAAAGACATAGCCTGACCGCGCGGTTGGTGCGTGCAGGGTGCGAGATCCGGAGGTAACGGGTGGACAATGGGGCTGAGTGCGGCATCTGTGAAGCGCCGCCGGAGCTGGGGGCCTTCAAAGGGCAGTACACGGACGACGCACACCCGGGCGAGGACGCATGGCGCTGGCGCTTCGTAGCAGGTCAGATCCTCTTTTCGACCAGCCGCAATATCGCCCTTGACGGATCAACGCTGCTCCGCTACTGTGGTCTCTGCGAACAAGACATGAGGCAAGAGCGGGGCCTAAAGCCCGACGCTCTCATACGCGTTACCTGGCTCCCCAACTAAATAGCACCACCCCCCGAAGGGGCCACGGCAACCGCCGTGGTCCTTTTCGCATCCCGTCAAGTAGTTCCCTTGACGACTTAAGGAGGCGCAGACTTTGAGCGAAGAGAAGCGTTACAAGGGCATCCGGTACGAGATCCCCTGTTCGATCACCTCAACTGACGTGCTGGTCATCCGGGCCTTCGAGAACGGAGCCGGAAACGTGGTCCTCGGCGTGGAAGTCGGCAACCACGACGTGGACGGCTACGACGCATACGGGTCCGTGGTGGTCGGCCCGGAGCACCTGACCGAGCTTCACGGCGCCTTCAACGGCGCTCTCGGGGCCGTCGCGACCAACGGAATCCGGCTGGTCGAGGAGCAGGCCGAAGCCGAGTTCCGGGAGCTGATGAGGCGCGGCGTTCGGGAAGCGACCTGAGCGCCCCTCACCGGTCCGTCTCGCAGCTCACGTCATGGGTCCGTTGCGGGGAGGCGTACCGCCTTGAGCGGATCGCCAGAGCCCCCGAGACGCCCGCAGCGTGGACGCTGCAAGGCACGGCCGTACACGCGGCCGTAGAGCACTGGGAAAGGTCGAGCCAACAGGCCTCACTAGATGAGGCCCTGGGCGTCTTCTATGCGTCGTGGGACACGGGGTTCACGAAGATGCAGAAGGCAGAACCAGACCTTGACCGGTGGCGAACCGGCACCCCCAAGACCAGGGGCGGCGTAGACGCCGCCAGGCGACGGCAACGCGGCGCCGAACAGGTCGCCGCTTACATCGGCTACCGCAGAGGCGACCCCTTCGAGATCTGGGAGACCCCAGACGGCAAACGCGCCGTAGAGCTTGAATTCAGGGTCGTTCTCGGCGGGGTCGAAGTCCTCGGCTACATCGACCAGGTTCTAGAAGCCCCGGACGGCTCCCTACGGGTCCGGGACATCAAGACCGGGACGAAGCTTCCGGAGTCTGCCTTTCAGCTCGGCGTCTACGCCGAAGCCGTAGAGCAGATGTACGGGGTCCGGCCCGACTACGGCGATTTCTTCATGTGCAAGAACAACGAGCCTACGGGCTCGTTCGACCTGTCCACGTACACGACCGAGCGGCTAGGCCGCTGGTTCGCGCGGCTAGACCGCGCCATCAACGCCCGCGTGTTCATCCCCAACCCCGGCGACGCCTGCCGCACATGCGGCGTGGCGCGCTTCTGCGATGCGGTCGGCAACGACCGCGACACCTACGGAGGGACAGACCTTGACTGAGATTGAGACCAGCACGCCGCCAGAGGCGCCGTTCTCTGTGACCTGGACCCCCGGCAAGGTCCCGCTCATCACCTTCCGCCCCGAAGGCGACGTGACCGACTGGTCCCCGAGTCTCATGGAGTTCCGGGAGTCCGGCATTGCCGACGAGATCGCCAAGACGCAGCAGAGCATTGACGCCGCGTTCTTGGTCGTGACGCAGCTCGGGGGACAGCGGATCGACACGCCGGCAGCCGGAGGCGGTAACAACGGCTGGCCCGCCCCGCCGCCGGCATCGACCGGTGACGGCCGGTCGTGCCCTCACGGCACCATGCTCTACGCCGAGGGCATCTCCAAGAAGACGAACAACCCCTACAAGCGGTACGACTGCCCGCAGAAGGCGCAGGGCTGCGCCACTCAGTGGGGCCGGTGACGCTAGTTGCTGAGCCTCGCACGCGCTACGGCGACGCGGGGCACCGCAGGTGAACCGCTCCCGAACGTCTTCAAGGGGCTCGCCCGCGAAGGGGTCATGTTCCGGATGGGCCAGCTGTCGCTAGTCGCGGCTGGCCCCGGTTCCGGCAAAAGCCTGTTGGCACTGACTCTCGCCATGCGGGCGCAGGTCCCAAGTCTCTACTTCAGCGCGGACACCGATCAGCAAACGATGGCGGTTCGCGCCGGAGCGATGCTGATGGGCTGGACCACGGACGACGTGGAGAACGCCCTTGAGCAGGGCCTCACTGAGGCCCTTGAAGTCCAGATGCACCACCAATCGCACGTTCAGTTCAACTTCCAGGCGTCGCCCTCCGCGACCGAGATGGAAAGCGAATTGAAGGCGTACCGGCAGGTGTTCGGCGACTTCCCGGCACTCATCGTCATGGACCTTCTAGCGAACCTGGACACCGAAAACGGCTCTGCCGGGGTGGCCAAGCTTGAAGATAACTGCGATTTCCTTCACGAGATCGCCCGCGAGACGGGCGCTCACGTAATGGCAGTCCATCACGTCGTGGGCGAATACGAAGACGGACTGATGGCCGTTCCCCTGTCCGGGCTCCGAGGGAAGACCGGCAAGACCCCCGAAATGGTGCTGACGCTTCACCGCGTCGGAGACGACACCTACGAAGGGATTCGGCAGCTCGGCGTGAGCGTCGTCAAGCACAGAACAGGAAAGGCTGACCCGTCCGGAAGGTGGGTCATCCCGATGCAGGTGGATCTACCAAGAATGGCGGTGACTGGATGAGCGTAACCGAGATCGAACAGATAGAGGCGGCCTTGCAAGTCGCCTACAAGAACCGCGCGTCAAGCGGCTGCGG